CATTCGGGGGAAGAGTACTCTTTTAAAGAGTATCCATTTTGGCTCCGGTACATCGGCTTACGCGGATGCCGGTTTTAATGATAAGGCGGAGTCATTGTACTCCGAAAGGAGTATTATGATTACGAACCCTTATGACAGGTATGGGTCACAGAACACTTCGGTTCCAATTTCATTGGTATCGAACTACACTGTGAACGGTGTTAACGTATCTGGATACCCTGCTAACCATACCGGACAGATGAGCCGGATAGTTAGAGAGTTTCGGGGCGTTACCACTCCACACTTCCACGCTCGTAAACGTCGTGGTGAGCTTATACCTCAAACCTTTTGGCTCCGATACGAATCGGTCGCCGAAGGCGATGGTGAGTATTTTCTAACTTGGCGTAACTTACCAAGCCAGAATATTCAACATCAGGACGAAGTTCCCAGCTGGCGTTTTACGGACTTAAGTGTCGTCGCAAAGACCCTTGAGCAACTCGAAACTTCCCTCGACTTTGACTATACACTAGTCCAGTCCTCGGCAAGTAAGATTTACTCTTCAGGTTTTGACGCACTTACTTTTGTGGCAGAGTTAGCAGATATTCGTAAACTGTTGACTTCAGGTATTAAACGCCTGTTGTCTTTAAAACTTCCGAATAATTGGAAGCAGATTGCGAATGACTGGCTCGAATGGCGTTACGGTTGGCGTCAGATCCTCTTTGATATTCGAAATATTGAGGAACTGATTGACAACTTCAACAACAAGAGAACCAGGTACTCTGAACATGTCGGGTATCAATATACCGACACTACCACAAATTCTTCCGATTACGACTGGGGAATGCTTGTTAGCAACACATTGTTGACTAATAAGATAACCGTGTCGTGTAGAGGAAGCGTGGTGGCTGATATTGATATTCCAAAACTGTCTCTAAATCCGTTTGTCACGGCCTGGGAAGTTATTCCTCTCAGTTTCGTGGTAGATTGGTTTGTGACAGTCGGGCGTACAATTTCAGCTTTGTCATTTCTAGTGTTTAATTCGAATTATACAGCCTCGTGCGGGAGCAAGGTGACATCAGACTATACTTATGAGATTTCTCTCAAAAATGTAGATGCTGGTGTTTCTTCTGCTACTGTCTCGTTGGTTGGACACTCGGTTAATACACTGGAGGTTCGTCTGCCATCTTCTGTACCTTATTTCCCGCGCTTCACCATGAATCTCAATACCTTCAAGATCTTAGATCTGTTGGGATTGATGATTCAAAGATTCAAGTAGGAGGTGTTTATTATGGCAGCAATGACTGTTACCCTCACCGAATTCGCCAATAATGGCAATTCACGCACGTCGACACTGACCGGACACACAGCTGTGAGTCCGCGTTTAGTGATCGAAAAAAGACGTGTCCCAGAAGGGAATCAAGTAATCGTCGAATACAGTTGCAAGATAATCTACGCAACTGAGGACGGCGACGGCACGATTCTCAGCAACAAGATCTCCTTGGATTGTGTCGTGAGATACCCGCTCCTTGGTCAAGGTGCGGATGTCACAGCTGCCCTTGCGGCGTTCAAAGCCATATTGATTGGCGATGAATTCGCAAACAGCGTAACGACCCAGGAATGGCTGACCTAGCAATGAGAAAGAATACCGTGATACTATTAAAATATATCATGGATTTCCTGGCTTTGTTAGCCAGGTTTCTTTTACTCAAACGCTGAGTTTCCAAACCAGAAAAGGAGGGATTCCTATGGAACCCAAAGACATGACGTACGAAATATCTCGACGTTATATCAATGATCTTGTGAAACAAGGAGTTGATTCTGCGTTAATCGCTACGTTGAACGGTTATAACCGATCTCGCAACGTTGCAGCGTTAACTTCTTGCTCCAGTCACTTCGACATGGCTCAGCATTCTGTTGAGGAGTGGCGATCACTCAGGCAGATTGAGGCCTTCTTTAAGAAGAACTCAATCTTCTCATCGTCTGAAGGGTGTAAAGAACGTGCATTCGAATCCTTTATGGAGACGGAATGTATATGTTCTCAAACCAACAGGCGTCTACAACCTTTCATAGCTGACCTCCATCTTTTAGATAGGGATCTCCTTAAAAAGGTATATAGAATGAAACGTTACATTAGTGACGTTCTGGGTGATTTCACTCCTTTTCTAAATGATTTACCACATTTAGTTAAAGTGACACCTGGGGCCACCGCACGCGCGAACAGACGTAAAAGTCTCCCTCAGTTAAAAATGAGGATGAAGCTCTATGCTTCGCATAGTAGCTTCAAGTATCTTTGGGCCATTTACCGTTACTACGGTTTTGATGGCTTAAGACTTAGAGACTCCAAATCTAATCGCGTGGAATTCGTGCCTAAGAACTGGAAGACAGACCGAACGATCGCGTGTGAGCCAGAAGGGAATCTTTTCCTTCAACTTGCATTCGACACGTTCGCGAAGCGACGGTTACGACGCTTTCGGATTGATCTGTCTGACCAGTCTCGAAATCAAAGTCTCGCCAAGCATGCTTCAATCCACAATGACTTAGTCACAGTGGATTTCAGTCGTGCCTCCGACACAATTAGCTTTAATACAGTCAGATTGTTATTTCCGTTTGACTGGTTTAACTTCTTGTGGGATGTGCGTTCTCCTTTTTATAGGGGATCTGCTGGCGAGGGGGTATACTCCAAGTTCTCATCAATGGGAAATGGGAGTACCTTCTGTATTGAAACTTTGATTTTCGCAGCCGTGTGTTTCGCTTGTAACTCTAAGTGCTTTTCCGTTTATGGTGACGATGTCATCCTTGAACGCGAAAAGTACGAGGAGTTCCTTGCGTTGACACAATTCCTTGGTTTTTCCATTAACTCTGAGAAGACCTTTACTGATGGCCCTTTTAGGGAATCATGTGGTCTCGACAGTTTTAATGGCGTCGATGTTACACCAGTGTTCATCAGGAACATTGATAGCCGTAAGGCTGTTTTGTGTCACCTGGTTAATTCGCTGGTGCGAATCTGTTCTCCTGAAGGCTTCTTGATGGAGTTTCTTCTCAAAATTGTTAATGAGAATAAGCTCCCTCTCGTTCCTCTACAAGAGAACTCTCTTTCCGGTATCTTTATTGACCCGGTTCGAGCTCGACGCTTAGGAATTTTGAGACGTCGGCATGGCATCGATACTTTTAAAGCATATACTGCAAAGTGTAACTTTAAAAGCTTCGTTGATAGTCGCGGATATTACCTGTGGTTTCTGCGAAAGAACTCTCAAGTTCTTTTCAGTTCGCCATGGGATAACTCTGCGATCCATGACCATACATCTCAAACGTCTAAGGCACCTGTTTTCGATCACGTCTACGTGCGAAAACGAGTCCATTGGTTCAGAAATGAACCGATGGAGGATATCCTGTACAACCTGAATGAGTGGACAACACTTGTCTGTGGAAACACAGACGAGGACGGTCCACTCGGACGAGTTGCACAAACTAATGTCCCGCAAATCCGCCGGACATAAGGGATATAGGGCTTTCCTAC